CCACCTTTTTGATAGCTCATCATATCTTTTTTCATAGCCATTCCACCACCCATCATACTTGCAATAGAATCTTTTACCATACCACCCATCTGCATATAACCCATCTTGTTCCTAACCGCCTCTGGTAGCTTTGCCAGACCGGGTTTACCTTCTGGAATTTCTTTTAAATTTTTTGCTACTCCACCTTCTTTCATATAACCAGATTGAGGCATCTTTTGAACAGAGCCTCCACCATACATTCCTTGTGAACCATTAAGAGTACTAAGAGCTATTAGTTCATCTATAGCTGAGTTACCATTTTCTAATCTATCTGCGTTGTTTAACATTTCTAAATTTTTCATTCCTATTTTTTCAGCGGCATCTTTACGGATAACGAATTCACCCGGTTCTAACATTGCTGGTACTGTATCTGGCATTACAAAATCCTCCTTGCATATGAGTTTACATTTATTAATCCACCACCCTTATATTCTTCTACTCTACCACCCTCAGCTTGACCCCTAATATCATATTTATAAGGAGATAAATCCATTAAATAATCAAAGGGTAATTGGTCATAAGCGTTTGAAACACTTCCGAACATTTCTCTTAAATCTTTATTTCTAGCACTAACCATTTCGGAACGAGTTCTAAGTTCAGGGGGAACAAGACTAGCCTGTCCAGCATTTATCATTTCTTTCTCTTCATTAGACAAATTATTTTTCGTTTTAGCCATACTTAAAATTGCTTCTATATCAACCATTGGAGCATTAGAAAAATCAAGTCCTTGAGGTTGCTGAGGAGCACTTTCACCTGCAACATTACCTATAGTATCTAAAAAATCACTTTCTGGCATATCTACTAAATCAAGACCTGCCCCTGAAAATTCTTCTGCTAGTTCAGGATTATCTAATAACGCTTGACTTCTAACTCTTTCTGCAAAACTATCTCCACCTATTCCAGTAGCTCTAGCTATTCCATCTTTTGTAAGTAAGTCTTCACTAGCAATTTCTCCTAGGTCAAGTTTTGTTCCTGTAAAATAATCTTTAGCACGACCAAGTCCTTCTGTAAATTTACCTCCAGCATAAGTAGCCGCACCACTTCCAATAGAACGTTCAACTAGACTACCAAAGTCTTGAGCCTTTTGTCCTTGTTTTTTTAGGTAGTCAAAATCATCTTTATATAAACCAGTAGAAGACTCTTTAAGATTTTCGGTATCTACAAGAGAACCACCTGCTACTTCACCTAAAGCTTTACCTACACCTGTTCCTATAGCTTTACCAGCAAGGACAGATAATCCTCCAGTAGGTGCGGCTAGTGCCGCTCCAAGTAAGCTACCTCCAATACTACCTACTTTTCCTAGTAAGCCTCTAAACTTATTTTCTTTTTCTAATTTTTTTGCGTTTTCTTCAATTTCTTCCTGAGCTATTCTCACATCTCTATCTAATCCAACTCCAAATATTTGTCTAGATAAACCGGGTATATATCCACCTGTTTGGTATCCCATAGGCTTCATATATCCACCGCCCATATATCCTTTGATTGTTTTCTTTTTATTGTACATAATAATTCCTATATTGTTACTTCAGTTCTCCATACAGAGGTTATATAATAATCTATTAATGAACCATGAGGAGCAGTACTAGCTGTTAAACCTATTGATACTTTAGCTCCCTTTTCTACAACAGGAGCATTGTTAAAATCAGATTGGTTTACTTCTATTGTTGTATTAGCTACAAGTAGAGTTTCATACGTAAAACTAGCTACCTCGTCTACAGTTGCATCCCCACTATCTTGTCTTTTAATTTTAAAAGTAAAGTCTGCACTAAGGGTATCAAGAGCCTCTGGTCTAAATAATATCTTGTGACAAGTCATTTTATATGGAGCTAAAAAAGCAGTACTAGCCGTATCCATATCAGCCGTTTCTTTCTCCCCTTGCCATGGTAAAAAATGTTCTGAGTTATCTAATGTATCAGAAAAATTATGATTATATATTCTATAATCTATAAATGTATTTGTGTATTCTAAAGAATCAGTAGTAAGCTTTTTATCTACAAACATATTTCCATCTGGAGAAAGGCTTACTTTGTAAAGTAAATTATTCTTTTTTAAATTTAAACTAGGTTGAGAACTTTTATTATTTGAAACAGATACTTGACCTTCAATCATATTACCTAAATGCATTTCTTCACTAGAATATAAATTGTCTTGTTTCTTATTAGTTAAATATTTCTGATGATTTCTCATTATGAAACTTCTTTAATCCTTAAAGTTCTATATTGAATAGTTATATCATTTACCTCAAAAGTACCAGAACTTGGTAAGACAATTTTAAACTGTATGCTTTGACAAGTTACTATATTATCTGCTTTGAAAACTCCTATATCAAAATTAGATGTAGCATCTAAATCTCCAGAATCATCACCTGCAGGTGTTATATTAGAACCTGTAGAGAAATCAGAAAAACTACCAGTACCATTTATTGCAAACTCTAAAGGAGTTAACTGGTCTACGCTTGACTTGTAAGTTATTATAACTTTATATATTTTTTTAATTAAACCTACATTTCCAAAATCTATATCTCTAGTAACTATAGATTGACTACCTTGAGAACTAATATTTGCCCTATATTTTAAAAACTCAACAACAGTAGAAGTTTTTTCTTTTCCTATAACTAAACTATTATTCCAATCTTTTATAAAATTAGTATAGTAGTGACTATCTGTAAATAAATTTGTATTATATGTCCAAGCATTTGTATCAAAGTCGTATATAAAACATTGATTACTATTTGTGCTTAAGTCTGAAGGAGACCTCATTACTATTAATTGATTACTTATATCATCGTATCCACACATAGCATCTTTTGTATGAAGGTTTCCATTTATAAAGTCAGACCAAATTGGTATATCAGAGTTAGTAGATTCAAATATACCTAATTTATTTTTAGTTAAGTTTATTGTGTCAGCACCATTGTAAAGAAAACATCCTTTTTCATTTGCCCATACAACTCCAAACTCAGTCTTAGTCATGCTGTAATGAAAAGAAACTCCAGAGTTTTTAATAGTTTCTTCTAAAAACCAACCAGAAGGAGTAGGACTTGATATGTTTAATATATGTGTAGTATTATGTTTAAAAGCTAATAGCTTATCAGCAAAAGATTCTAAGGCAGTATACTCTCCATAATCCCCTCTAGAAACATCTATAAAATTATCTTCAGTAAATGTATCAAACTTACCTAACTCACTAAACATTATTCTATCACCATGAGTTTTTTTAGTATTACCATTGTTTTTAATTCTAACATTTGCTATAAAATGTCTTCTATTTGCTATAACAGAAGCTTTGTATAATTCTTTTTCTTTGCCTATTGAGTTAAATTTTACTTCTTCAGAGTAACCGTTAAGAGTTTTATAAGTATCAAAGTTAGGATTAGTAGATTTTAATCCCTCTGATGAACTAGTAGCTGAATAGTATCCAGAGTTTTCAGTATGGTTAGCATTAGTATCAACTCTTTTTACCCAAGGTGTATATCTGCCATCAAGAGTCATTCTTGCACCAAGCCTTATATCTATATCTGCAAATAAAATTAAATCGTTATCACTACCAGCCTCTCTTATATATATTCTACCACCAGTTATTCTACCGTTATAAAACCTATCAGCGTATACTGTACATTTTAACGCTTTATTTTCATCTGTTGTTGTTAAAGTTCCTCCGTATTTTCTAGGTCTACTTTCTTGATTTTCATCATAAATAAATGTTTGAAAAAATTCATACTGTTTAGCTCCCCAAGTACCTGACCCTGCTCCTTGTATAACTCCTATGTTCCAACCTAATCCTCTTTTATATATATCACCACTATTATCAGCTATCTGAGCATCTGGAGTTCCTCCATAACCACGATATACTTTTACAGGTGTTGTATCACTTCTACCTTCTGCTGTTTTTCTAACCATAAAACATTCTGGTTTTTCAGAAGAACGAGAAAGAACTGAGTATACTTGACCCATTTCAAAAAAATGGTTTGCTACTCTTTCAGAACCACTAGTATCAAAAGTAATAGAGTCTTCAGTTACTGCAGTTACAACTTCTGAAGTCAAAACATCTGAGCCCGGTTCATTTTCTACTATATCATTTAAAACACTATAGTGAGTGTCTGTGTCTACTGCATTTTGATTTGAGCTTGCCATTGTTATTGAAGCTGGTCTTTCTAGGTACGCAGGATGTTCATACCATCCATTAAAAGCTAAAGAAACTGAGTCATTTGCAGTTAAAAATTGATTCATTTGTATATAGCCATACCATTTAAGTATTGAATTGTTTTCTATATTTATATCAGCTACCCTTAATACTTCATCAGAAAATGTAAATATAAATTGAGATGTAGAAACGTGTTCACTAGCTGACGAAATCATAGCTGTATTTATTTCTTCATTTACCCAACCATCATCTGTTGTAGCGGGATTACTTATCTTATTAAAAGACCATACATCTACATTATTATTAGCCGCATCTCCAAAGGCACACAATCTGTCTCCTGTAGCTCTTTTAGCTTTTATTCTAACTGATGTTGATGCTCCATCTGGAGAAGTTGTAAACGTCATAGGCTTGGGAGCTGTTCCATCTCCTAATCCTAAATTGTCAACAGCGGCAGAAATAACAACTGCACTTACATTAACTCCTTCAGTTCCAGTAACTGAATTTACTACAGTTCCTGAAGGTATTCCATTACCTGTAATTGTTTGACCTACTCTAACATCGGGACTATCTACAATATTTATTGTAGTATCTCCATTACTGTGATTCACATCTGTATCAACAGAAAAAGATGTTTCATCTAAAATCGGTTTTCCAATAACCATCATATAATGAGAACCACCTTGTTGAATAAAACCAGATACAAGATAAACACCATCGTTAAATTTACTACCAGTAACAGTTATTACATCTCCTACTAAGAATCCTAAGTTGGAAGTCCAGTAATCTGCTGTTCCAGAAACGGTTATTTTGATAAATGATTTTGATGGAAGTACAGCTAAAGCCATATATTACTCCGTAGACCCTGCACCCGGAATATCAGCAGAGCTTGAAGTTGCTACTCCATCTACTGCTGTATTTTGAGGGTTACCAAAACTTATATTACCATTAGCACTTCCTACAGTAAATTCACTACCTGTATTATCTATGTCATCAAAAATACTATGGTCTGATTCAAAATAAAAAAAGTTATATCCCCCTCCAAGACTAAGTCTTCCAGATGCTGTTCCCGGAGCACTTGTACCTATTTCAAGTCTTGCGGTATGACTAGATATATATTTACTAAGATTACTACCACCTACATCAGAAGGATTAGAAAGGTGTCCGGTTAAAGTTCCTGCTGATTTTATTTTTCCTTGTGCATCAACTGCCATATTAGTTATAGCACTTGACTCTGGTTCTGTTAAATCTCTTGCGTCCTTAACTGTATTTATACCAGCATCAAATTTATTTATAGTATATAATTGTTTAGGCATTAATCAAGTATCTCCACATGAACTAAGTCATCAAAACCATTATCTTTTACATCACCATCAGAATCCCAGTCTCCACCCCAACGAACTTTAACATTAAGTTGTTTAGCTATTCCTCTAATCATACCACCCATGTAGTGAAAGCCGTCTCTATTTTCCCAATCTATAGGATAAGGAGAAAGGTCTACAGCTTTACCTTGCATATGTTTAGAATACTTAACTTTAGTAGCACCTTTTTTTAATAGCTCTAATTGTCTTTCTTTACTTCTTAAACCTTCTATTATAGTAACATCCATTATTTTAATAAGCTCATTAAGAACGCTAACTAACTTAGGGTCTACTCCTTTTAATCTTTCTTTACTTTTCCTACCAAATTTATACACTATGCTCTCCTTACTTTTCTAGCTACTGTTTTACTATATTTAGCTTTCTGTTTACCTTTAGCTGTTGCTCTTTTCTTAGCTCTGTTCGTGCTTGCTTTTTGAGAAGGGCTAAGGCTTTTCCTAACTGATTCAGGTAAATAACGACCACGTTTTTTCTTAGGTTTCTTTTTATCACCCTTACTTACGTAGTCCCATTTCTGCTTAGTCCACTTAGATAAACTATTTTTTGAAGACTTTGTTCCCTTGTAACCACCGCCAGCTTTTTTATACCTTGCTGTTGCTAATTGAGCCTTACGAGCAGACCATTGTCCTTTCCTTCCACCTTTAGTTCCAGCTTTTACACTTGAAACAATTCGTTTCCATAATGCTGGTTTTGTTTTAGTAGCTGAAGCCATTATTTCTTTTTAGCTTTTGAATGTTTCATCTGTACTTTAAAATCAGCCATAAGACTAGCACCTTTATGAGACTTAAATTTACCACTATGTTTCATTAACTTATATGAAGAACCAGACTTCATCCAATGATAACCTTTTGGAGCTTTAACTTTCTTATTCATATTACCACTTAACCTTATCCGCCCAATAAGCCGCAGACATTTTACCTTTTCTTATATTTTTTCTATGCCTAGCTTTGAACGATTTTCTTTTCATTTTCATTCTTCTAGATTCACCAGCTTTTGGCTTACCTGCTGTACTAGCACCCTTTTGACCAAATCTAATTGTCTTTATTTTAGACCCTTCTTTAGCTACAACAATGTGGCTTTTCTTAGGGTGATTAGGAGTACGCTTAGGTTTATTAAATCCAGACACTCCTGCTCTTTTTAATCTTGGGTCTTTTTTAGCAGGCACTATACACCTAGTTTAGATAATAAAACTTTTTTAATAATTTTCCAAAGAGCTTCTAGTATAGCCTTTTCTGTTTTTTCAGATATAAT